GCGCTCGAGCCACCGAGCTGTCCCAGGCGATCAAGGCCTCTGCGGCCAGGCTCCAGATGAGCCCAGAGGACCTGGCCACCTTCATGAGCTTCGAGACCGGAGGGACGTTCGATCCGTGGCAGAAGGGCCCGAGGACCAAGTGGGGCCAGCACCGAGGGCTCATCCAGTGGGGAGAGCCGCAGGCCAGGAAGTACGGCGTCGGGCCTAACACCAGCATCACCGACCAGGTCGTCGCGGCCGAGCAGTACCTCCTCGATCACGGCTTCATCCCGGGTAAGCACACGGGCCTCAATGCCTACGCCGCCGTCAATGCTGGGTCGGCCACGGCCACTGGGGCAAGGGACGCTGCCGCGGGAGGGACCTGGGGAACGGTCAGGGACAAGTGGGAGAAGCAGATGGGAGGCCACAGAGCCAAGGCCCGGAAGCTTCTCTCTGGCGGCTACTCTGGCACCGCCACGGCCAGGGCCACGGGGGAGCAGTTCGGACCTCCGATGAGCCTCATGGACAACTACGCCGGGAACTCTGGAAAGACGGGAGGAGCTGCGGCAGGGGCGACCATCAACAGCGATCGATCCAACACCAACTCCAACGTCTCCATCACCGCCCCGGTCAACGTTAACGTGACCAACCCAGACCAGGCGCCAGACGCCACCGCAAGGGCCGTCGGCAATGCCGTGACCAGGGGAGCAGGCCTTGCCTCCAAGCCGGCCAGAATGCAGGGGAGTGCGGCGGCGTGAGCATCATATTTTACAACTCTCGAATCGGACCGGTTCCACTCTCGGTCATCCTCAAGGAGGGGCACTCCTCCTCCCTCGGGATCACGGAGCTGCCGATCGAGACTGGGGCCAAGATCACCGACCACTCGTACGTCGAGCCGAAGAGGCTGGAGCTGGAGTTCGCAGATCGCTTCGCCGCCCTGACCTACATCGCCCTGGTCAAGTTTCAGGAGACTCGCATTCCTTTCCTCATCATAGCCGGGCTGAACATCTACAAGTCGATGCTCATAAAGGACCTTCGCGCCGAGCGAGACTCGATCACCTCATGCGTTCTTAAAGGATCGGCCCTGCTCCAGGAGGTGATCATGGTCTCGACGGCAAAGACCCAGGCGGAGGGAGGAGGAAGCAAGGCCGCCGGCAACGGGAAGTCCGACAGCCAGCCGACGAAGGACAGGACCGATGGGACAACGACTCGAGGGGATCAGCCGACCAAGCCGGAGCCCAACCGCTCGATCCTCAAGAGGTGGCTGACCCCAGAGCCAGCCCCGGGAACTGGCCCGAGCTTCGGAGGTCCAAGATGAGCCTCGTGTCGTTCAGGATCATAGACGCCCCTGACCAGCAGTTCTCCGCAACTCTGGGAGGGAAGAGGGTGACCATCAGGATCAGGTACAACCCGACGATGAACCGGTGGAACATGAACCTCGGCATCGACGAGAACATGGTCCTCCACGGCAGGAGGATAGTCGCCGGCGTGGACCTCCTCGAGCCGTTCGACTTTGGCATCGGGGTGCTCTTCGCGGGAACCGACAGGATCGGTGGAGAGGACATAGAGCCGGGGAGGCTTCAGCTCGTGGGAGGAGACGTAAAGCTGTACCACGCCCTTCAGTCAGACGTAGACGCTCTGGTGGAGGAGGCAACTTATGCCATTACAATATCTCCGTAAGGTCAAGCTCAAGTGCTCCGGGTCCGGAGGCACCATCCTGATCAACCACGACGATCAGTGGCAGCCTCATGACCTGAAGATAGAGTTCGATGTCAGCAAGAGCATTTCGTCGACCCAGAACGAGGCTGAGATCAAGCTGTTCAACCTCTCGGAGAGCTCGAGGAATGCCCTGGGCAAGGAGCTTGACGAGGTGGAGCTCGAGGCCGGTTATTGGCCTCCCCTCGGGAGCGACAACACAGGGGTCATCTTCAAGGGAAACATTCGAGACGTCATGCACACGAGGGATGGCCCGACGATCATTACGACCCTGACCTGTGGGGACGGCGACAAGGGAGTGAGGAACTCTACCGTCAGCAAGTCGTACAAGTCTGGGACTAAGGTCGAGACCGTCATGAACGACTTGCAGGGAGAGCTCGAGAAGGAAGGAGTGGGAAAGGGAGAATGGAAGCTGCCCGAAAAACTGCCGACCATGAAGAGGCCCTACGCGGTCGTTGGCTCCGTCAAGCGCGAGTTCGACATCCTCTCTCGAGGCTTCGGTTTTTACTGGTCGATTCAGAATGGCAACACAGAGGTCATGCCCGGAGACGGAACCGTGGGAGGGATCGTCCACATAACGCCTCAGTCCGGGATGATCAACGTGCCGACCATAACCGATAACGGGATCAAGGTGTCGGTCCTGCTCAACCCGGAGATCAAGCCGGGGATCAAGGTGAGGATCGAGAGCCAGGTCCTGGAGATGAATGCGGAGGGGGGAGAGTACAGGGTTGGTGAGTGTCGATACGCCGGAGACAACCGAGAGGGAAGCATGATCGTCTTCATCACTGCCGAGTCGATGAAGGAGGGGAAGGTCGACGAGGGCAAGAAGAACGAGACGGTCGAGAACACCGAGTCGCCGGAGATCAAGACGTTTCCTGGAAAAGAGAAAGATGACGTGGTGGCGTGATGCCAGGCAGGCTAGGAAAAACGACCAATCACCCGGACGATGTCTCTGGACAGCAGACGCTCGACGAGCGTCAGTCCATGTGGGGAGAGATACCAGGCAAGGTGGTGTCGTTCGATTCTGCCAAGCAGACGGCAACGATCCAGCCCCTCCACAAGCCTCGCCATAATGGCAAGGCCATCGACATGCCGGAGCTGTACGAGGTTCCGATCAGGTTCACCAGGGCCGGGGGAGGAGCAGTCACCTATCCGATCAAGGCCGGAGACTTCGTCACGCTTCGTCCCCAGATGAGGAGCAGCGAGAACTACCACTCCAAGGACGACGGGGAGGCCTCCGATGCCAGGTCCTTCCACATCTCCGACATGGAGGCTCACCTCGATGGGGGAGAGAGCCTGCAGAACCCGATCAAGAACTTCGACTCGGAGAACTCCCACATCAGGTTCGACGAGGATGGCAAGTTCGGCATAAAGGGTTCCTCCTCGGGCAAGGTGAAGATCGAGGGGAGCGAGGGCAATATCTACGCCCTCATAGCCGAGTTCATGGAGCTGGTCGCCTCTGACGAGCTTCAGATAAACTACGGATCGTCTGCCGGCACGGGGCACGCCCTCAAGAACAGGGCCGCCCTCATGTCGATTGCCGCCAAGATAAAGGGGATGGCTCTGTGAGCGTGGAACCTCCTCACTTCACCCTGTCGATGCGACCGAACGAGGATGGCATCTCGGACCTCTTCGTCAGGGACGATCACCAGATCGGCATCGCCCTTGGCCCGGAGGCCGTGGCTCATCATGTTCGCTGGAGGCTCATGACCTTTGAGGGAGAGTGGTTCCTCGATGTCGAGGCCGGGGTCAGGTGGCTAGAGGACATCATGGGGCATCGATTCAATCCCACCCTGGCAGAGGTCATGGTCAAAAATGAGGTCTTAGAAACTCCGGGGGTGACTGGTATAAATGCCCTGTCCATCGGCTATGACCGAGCCAGGAGGGACCTCATGATTCGAGGCATGGACGTGGCCACCGAATACGATGACCAGACTGTCTGGATCGCCAACGTGGGAATATCGACATGACGGACTACGGAGTCGTACCTACCGGGTTCAACAGGAAGGGCTTCAACGCCATCCTCCTGGACATCGAGAATGCCATGATCACAGAGTTCGGAGGTAATGTCATCCAGACGCCTCAGTCTCCCTTCGGGCAGGTCAACGGCTTGTTCGCCATGATGACCACGATCCTCTGGGAGTTCGCCGAGGACGTCTATCAGAGCTACGACGTCGACCAGGCAGAGGGAAGTCGCCTCAACATCCTGGCCAAGATCAGGCTCATGGATCGAATGACGGGAGAGAGCGATGCGGACTTCAGGAAGGCCATCACTAACCAGGGCCGAGCTCGGGTCGATGTCCAGGACCTGGCCAGAGCAGTCACGAACGTCGATGGGG